TCAGCTTTGTGTACGAATGTTGTTTGTTGTTTTTTCTTTTTGCTCATTATCTACCTTAATAATTTTATATTTAAGATCACCGTCCCTCATCCTACAAAATAAAAAATCATGTAACTCATCTAGTTTTGGTTTACGGTTCGCAACTAAAGTTATAATAATTTCGTAATTTCTCACTTTTCTTCTACCTTTACATCTTTGGCATCTGGTCCTGTAATATTAATACCTATCACCGAAGGTCTTTTGTCTTCAGCAACATCATCTAATAATCCATGATGCTTTGACAATAATCGCAGCGCTCCTAATTTATCATGCATTTCTATCTCAATACTGGTGCCGTATTTACCAGGAGTCGCTTTAACCTTTTTAATCCCTTTTTTAGCACGACTCGGTAAGGTATTAGAGTCATGTAAATGGACTTGTCCTTTGTCATCCCAACTAATAGCATCTGTTATTTCGCTACCAGCAATAGCCTCTAACTCATGTAGGACCTTATCCTTATCAGCCTCGGAGCCTTGTTTTAATATCTGCCTAGCTTTACGGATTTTTATAATATCTTTCGTCATCTGCTACATCCTTAATTAACTCTTCTAGATACCAACGTGCTTTGCGTAAGTCTTCTACAGGACTTGTTTTATATCGGTACCTCATAGTGTATTTCATAATATTGCCTCGTAGATAGCCCTGGTATTCGTCTTTGGTCATAGAGTTTTTGATTACGTCTATAGCCTCCCAGTCTGTTTGCCTGTAGTGCGAAGGTTTTTCTACAGGATCATGTTCTAAAATTTTGTGAGAACCCCCTATACAGGAACGCTGGGGGGTGGGGGGACCAGGGGTGTGTCTATTTTTTTTGCGTGTTGTGTCTGTCATAATGCATCCGAACGTTTAGGTTATGTAAATATTAGTCTAATCCTGACTTTTTGGCTACCTCTTTTATTGTTAATGGGATCTTACCTTCATCCTTTAGCATTTTAATAGTCAATGCTACTGTGCTTTCCAGGATTTGCTGTGGTAATATACCCTTGTCATATAGGTATTCAGCGTCAATAAGGTAGTTATCTGGTATTTTATGGACAGAACTTGCCTGTTCAATTCCTGTACAAAATGCTTGTGCGATACTGTAAATGAGGTTTTTTCGTTGTGCCAATCCCTTTAAATCCCTACTTTTATGTGTAACAGGCTGTTTATCCTCTGGAAACTCCTCAGCTACCTTTGGTCTTGGCGCATAGAACTGTTCCATACTTGGTAGTTTAGTCTTCTTACCTTCGTATAATACCTGGTATCTATTAGTAGCATACTTAGATTTCCTGGGCTTTCCTTTGAGCCTGTAATCTCTTTTCTGTAGCTTCCTGATGTATCCTAACTTAATTAACCTGGAAACATGAAATGAAACTGTTTTAGGAGTCCTGGATACATGTCGTCCAAGTGTGATCCTAGATGGAAAGCAGATCCCATACTTATTAGTATGCAGACATATTGCTCCTAGCACTCTTAATGTTGTAGCGTGTAAGAAATCATCCTGTATTGCTCTTGCTGGTAGCACAGAATATAACCTGGTTTCTGGTTTAGATTGCACTATAACTGGCTTGGTACTTCTCAAAATGGTACCTCATCTTTTGTTTTCAGGACTTTACTCTTTGGAAAATGCTCTTTAACTTTGACTATACTTGCTGGTACAAACTTCAGTATCTCCTCAATACTCATGCATATAGATCCATCTGATGGTGTTCTAGGGATAGCACCCTGGTACACAGTAACAAGTGTCCCTGAAGTATGTCTGACCTTCCACACACTATGTACCGATTTTGCTGCAATCTTATCCAATGCCTGATAACCACGTATTAATGCTTCACCATATCTATCCATAGCTGTTGCATCATTACGTCCTATTGCCTGATTAAATTGTTGCAGCGCTTTTGTAAACTTAACCTCAAGTTCCTTTGGCACAAGATCCAACATCCTGGAGTTGTAGCCATATTTCTTTTCCATTGCTACAGCTACGTCATCTACCTTTTGTACTATCTTACGGTTCATAAATGTCCTCTGTCTTGGGCATACCAGGACAACAGACAGAACCTATAGTGTTCTGTCCTGTCCGTCCTGGACATATTTTGCCATGCTCTATTGTCCGTCATACCAATAATTCCCAGATTTCTGGTCTTTTACCAGGACATTTTCTGTTTGTCCTGGCTTGTCCGTCTTGTCCCAGCACCAATCGTTATATTTGTCGATTTGTCCTGTTTGTAATAGGCTTTTTGCACTTCTTACAAATGCCTTACGCTTAGCGTCCTGACTATCGGATCCTGTAATAGAACGCTGATATGCATACTCTCTCCATACCGACTCTGTGACAGCAAGACCTGGAACTTTGCCACCTGGTCTTTGTCCTTTCTCTTCTATTGCCTTACGTAATGCATGCAATGTTTCCTTTTGTGCCGAGGTTAATTTAGATTTAGACGACATCTTTTGCTCTGTTGCTTTAAATACCAGGCTAGACTCATCTCCTAAACCTAATTCATCTGTGTAAATAGTATGCGTTTCAAAGAGTAGGGCATCTTGCGCCTCTGCATCCTTCTGCTTTTCTGTAACCATTGCTACTAATTGATCCAATCTTTCTACCTTTAACGATACATCTACAGCACCAATCAATGCTGTTGATCCCCTGGCACCACGATCCCTGTCTTTTCCTGAATGATGAATAGGGAGTACAGCGCAGTTAAATTGCTGACGGATCTTATCCATTTGTTTTATTGCCTCACCAATATCCTGGGCTGAGTTCTCATCCCCAGTTAAACACCTGGCTACCGTATCAAATATAACCAGCTTAACCTTGTCCTTACTAATCTTGTGGATCGTTTCTACTAATTGATCCATCTCTTTCTGATCCAATAATCCGACAGCTTGTGGGATAATATGACATGGCGCTTTTGCCTCTTTCTCATGGTATTTATGCCAGGCTTGTAGCCTTTTACGTAGTCCTCCAACACCTTCACCAGCTATGTAAAATACTTCTCCCTGGTTAATATCTTTACCGTTCCAACTCATGCCATGTGCTATGTGTAATGCCATATCCAATGCCAGGAATGTTTTACCACTTCCAGGCGCTCCATATACCATTGCCATGCTGTTTTCTGGGATATAGTCCTGGACTAACCAAGGTACAGGCTCCATATTCATTACATCCTGTATCGACATAATCGGTATCGGAGTTATAGGCTGGTCTGATAATACTTTTGTTTGTTCTACAAGTTCCAATAAATCTTTAATATTATGCTTTTCTAACCAGTCAAATACATCTCCTTTTGGCTGTATTCCTGGTAATTTTATCAACTTAATACTCTTTGCTAACGGCTGTAAGCTAGAGATAATAACCCTGGCATGTTTTTGCCCTGGTTCATCATTATCAGGGATAATAACTACATCCCTATCTTTCAGGTATTGGCTGTGTTCTTTAGTCCATTTACCTGATCCACCACTATTGCACGTTGCTAATATACCCAGGCTTTCTAACCTGAGTACGTCCTTTTCTCCCTCTACTATGTATACTGGTTTGTCTTTGTTTTCTGCTATTTGTGGTAGACGATACGGTAGTAAAGTTACACCTTGTAGGTTCCATACTGTTTGTCCATTATGCTGTCTACGTTGCCTGAATGTCTTAGGTTCGTAACGCACTACCTGGTATATAGTATTGCCTTCCTGATCCTGGTAATCGTAAACGGTTTCCTTGCTACTGTTAAATGCTTCTTCAAAAACCTCATCTTCTGTATTTCTTGGTAGCTTGATTACTTCTTCCAGAAATTGTGCTACGTCAACATCTGGTAACTGTTTTTTAACTAGATCCACTACACCACCACCTTCTTCCGTTTCAAAGCAATACCAGGTACCATCTTCTAAATTAACCGTCTTTGATCCCTGAGAGCCGAACCTTAATTCTGTTTTGGTTTCTTTGCTCGGCTCTCCCCAAAAATGCTTGGCAACGGCTCTTATATTTGCCGACCATTTTGACATTTCCTAAAACTCAAGATCATCTTTAAGTTCTATTTTCGGTTCTGGTTTCTTTGTTTCACCTGGTTTATCAGCCCAACCAGCTAATTTAAATACTGGTACGTTGACTGTTGCCTCTCCAAATTTCTCAGGCTTAATATCAGATACTTCTATTATTGCCATCTTACCTTTATTGCTTGCCATACCTGAGTTAATGTCTTTCCATACTCTTGATAATGCCTCTCTTGATGCTCTTTGATTGGTAATCCAATCCTTCCAGCTATTTTCAGGCGCTCCATACTTATCAGAAAGATATACAGTAATACAAAAAGCTTTTTTATATCCATCCATAAGCTTTACTTTTTCACCTGGATATTCATTCCACTTCCAATCTGGTGCAACACCAGCTGCTAATTTACCTTGTCCTATTCTTATAGTTTCAGGATCTATTAACAGTTTTTTTATATTACATTCGGTACCGTCTACTACCCATGTTTTTGCTTGCGCTTTATATCCCATATAAGATACTGCTTCATTACCTAAATCTAAATTTTCCATTGTCATTCTCCTTGTTGTTTAATAATTGTGTCGGCTTTTTTTACGATCTTCTGTACGTTGCTAGAAAGTTTATGACTTAAATGCTCCCTCAATATTTCATCCACTATCGAGGACTCTGAACGTCTGCTCATTATTTTTTTTTGCTGCAATAAATCACAAACATCTGCTGAAAGTCTTAAATGTTTTTCAATTATTTTCATTTTTTTTTCCTTGTATTCTGCACCTTACAGGGGTTTCATTAAAAAAAGTACCGTTTAGGTCTTGCAATTGTACCAAAATGGGACTATATGTATAGTAGATGATAAAAGATAAATTTAAGATACAAAAAACAAACATAACAGAAAGGACTAATATGCTAGTTAATAAAAACACACTTAAAGCTTTTATTAGAAAGAATAGGGATCAACTATTCATATCAACTAGGAGTAAATTTGACGGTATGACAGATGGTTGTGAACCTTGTACCGATAAAAGTTTCAGGATAGCAAAAGAAACTACCAGAGATTTAAGATACACATTAGGTATCGAAGGTGCTTACTTTACTAATAGCACAGGCACAGCTAGGGACTTTATAACAAAGTATGAGGACAATGACTTTATCGGTTACAACGTTAGTAACTGTTGTGGTTATTTTATCTTAACAATCAAAAAACAAAAGGAGGTAGCTTAGTGAATAACAGATACAAAGAACTAAATAACACAGAAAAAAATATAGTGGATCAGTTAATTAATTGC